CAATACCAACGCCCTCCATCATCATGCGAACAGACTGATCGTTACGAATCAGATCGTTTGTATAGCGATTAAGCTGCGCATTGATAGTAGCCGTTTGCGATTCCTTCCCTGGCCCGAAGCCAACCGCTCCATCGCTGTAGGTGACCATCGGCTTTTCGCGCACGTAAGTCGCCAGCTCCGAGTAACCCTTATCGCGCAGCCGAGCATCACGCACTTGGTCAAACTGTGCATTCGGGCTGCTCATCGCAGTCGCCAGAGCTAGCTTGTCGTAGTACGCATCGAGCTTCGCTTGACGCGCTTGCGGCGAGGCAGCAGTCCACCACCTGGAATCGTTGAGGGTGTTGTTTAAAACATCCAGCTCCGATGTTAGCTTCGTGAACTCAATCTCTTTTTCCGGCAGCACCGCGCTAGTACGGCCCTGCTTCTTAAGTTCCGACGGGTTGATACTCTTCTGGAATGCTTGGTACCGAGCAGAAGCTGTTTGTCTTGACGCTGCCTCTGCCGCTAGTTTGACTGCTGCGTCTTGAGCGGCAGTGACTTCTTTGATGTCGGTGCTCTGCAACCCAGCATCGATTTGGCGCCATTGGTTTTGGTCAACATACGGATCGCCGTTATACGGTCTGATTGCGGCTGCGCCAACATTCGAGCGCCGCGCTCTATCCGTGTCTTCAAGCACTTTGGCCTGAGCCTTAGCCTCTTTGTCTAGCCTTTCTAATTCGGCCTTTTTAGCATTCGCGGCTGCGGTGGAGTCGCTATAGAGGAAGGCATTCTTTGCTGCTTGCTCTGGAGTTTCTCCGTATGCCACCAAGGTTGCGGTTACTTCAGATCTAGCGGCGGCAGCTTTTGCATCGCTGGCAGTCTTTCGAGCGTCGGCTTCATCTTTGGCTAGATCTCTCTGGGTCTGCCGATCTAGAGCGCGCTCACCCTGTTGAAAGTATTGAGACGAAATACGCTCAATCGTTTGGAAGTCCTGTCCAGCCTCACGCTCGCCTTTCTGGAACGCTTGGATGTCCTCGCGGTTCTCGATTTCAAACTTGCGTTGCCGCTCAGTCTCAAGGTTCTTGCCGATGTTGGTAAGACCCTCTGCCAGCCCAGGCGCCATAGCGCTCAAAGCAGTACCCAGCGAATCCTTCTTCGCCGCAGCGTACTGCGACCAGAGTTGTTCAAGTGCGTTGGCCTGCGGACGGTAGAACTGAAACTCAGCCATAGGTCACCTCAGATCATTGATCCCAAGCCCTGCATCAAGCCACCCAGCGCCGAGCCGAAGCCTTGCGCTCTAGATGCCTTGACGTTGGCGTCCGCTGTGTACTTCGCAATGATCGGCGCCATGAGCTGCTCGATCTCTGCCTGCTTCGCTGCGGCAAGCTCGGTGCCCGTGCCCTTCATCAAGCCAGCCATCTGGTCGTAGTACCCAGCAGCAGCCTCGCCCTTGGCTTGGCCCAACTGCTGTAGCGATGCGCCGCGCTGCTGTGCAGACATACGACGCACGAGGTCGCTGCTCAACCCCTGCCCCGCCATGTCAGAGGCGAGCTGGTCCATCTGCAAGCCGTACGAACCAGCAACGCCGGCAGCGCGAGCTGCGTACGCTTGGCGGTACGCCTGCATCAGGTTCTGCTGCGCGAGTCCAGTGCCCTTCGTGATGTAGTCGTAGATCGCCGGCAGGCCGTACTGGCCCTTGTAGATCTCCTTCGGCATCAGCGGGATGTCCCTGCCCTGCGCCGCCCCACCTACGTTGAACCCTTGGAAGTTGTAGTCTTGTTGGTACATCTTACACCTGGTCTGTGTCGATCAAGCGGTATGTGATGCTTGACAGAGTGAACTTGAGTCCGACGTTCAGCGGAGCGCTTTCAACGGAGACCTTGAACCAGCGTCCGTCCACACCGCTGAGTGTAACCTCATGCTCGGTCTGAGTCAGATCCAACGTGGCTTCTGCCTTCACGTTGTCGCTGTCCCAGTCCGTGTACACCTTGACGATGACTTCGCCGTCCTGCTCCTTGCCGAAGACGAAGTTGATGTACATGAGCACCTTGCGGGTCTCGCTGTTCCCCATCTCCGCCCACGGCGTCTCGTAGTAGACCGGCACGCCACCGATGCCCAGCGTTGCACTCGCAGGGATGGGAGCAGGCAGCGGTCGATCAAAGTGCACGATGTTGTCTTGGCACGACAGGATCGGGACTTCGCGTGTGGTGCCATCGGCATCCACATACGACGCTGTGACTCCGCGCCAGCCTTCCAGCGTGCGGTCCATCATCGTGGGGTACGCAGCGCGGAACCCGTAGCCGGTCACAGGATCAAACACCTGCAACACAGCCTTCCCGTAGATGGTTCCATAGAGCGTGTATTGCTGTCCACGCATAGCGAACGGCGTCTCTTCGCGATCCATCCAGACCACGAAGCCCTCTTCGGTGCCACCGACTAGGCGCTCCACGTTGTTGGACTTGGACTGCACGGAGGCCAGAGCCGTGACGTTGGGCAGGCGGTACAGGCTGTACACCGGCCCTTCGTCGGTCAGGTCTAGCGTGATACGGCGGGACTGCCGATCTTCTCCCAATCCCTTGAGCGACAGCGTGTACTGGTTCCGCTTGCGGTTCACGGCTGCGTACGCACGCACGAGAGCGCGGCTGTCAACGTCGTCCTGCACGAACGTACTGACGTTGTCGCCAATGTACTGCGGCTCGGCGAGGTTCGTGACGCCTCTACGCATGCAGACTTGGAGTCCACGGTCGGACATGAAGAACAGCAGGTTGTCCTTCGCCAGCATGGTCGGGTGCGCGATGCAGCCAACGCCAGACGAGATCAAGTCCGGCACCGCGAAGTTGTCGCCTGCAAAGTCTACGGAGGCTAGGGCGCGGCGCTTGGCAGCGACGAAGAACCCGTCGAACTCGCACATGCCGGTGATCCTGTCGCCGTTGCCGCCTTGGATGCGGAACGTCTTGAGGAAGTCCACGGCACCAGGCAAGCCCACACGCGAGGGCGAGATGCCGTCTGGCTGCACAGCGAGTGCACCGTACAGCATGCGGCTCTTGCTCGAGGCAACTAGGTCGCAACGCGGCGGCTCGTAGTTGTTGAACTCCAGCGGGGGGCCAAGGACGATCTGGTCGTCAGGCACCTCGATTGAGTAGCGCCCAGTTCCGTTGGCCAGCTTGGCTACGCGGTACAGGGTTCCGGCATTGCCGTCAGCCACGCTGCAATACACCCAGACCTCGCAGCCCTTCGGCCCAGTCGGGATGTTGGTCAGCGTGATGATGATCGGACCAGCGTCGTTCGATACGTCGTTGCCGGCGGGGTCGACCTCAAGGATGGGCGAGGCGTTACCCACCACTCCTTGGATCGGATCATAGAACGCGACCGCGATGTAGCGCTTCCCAAGCCAGACCTCGGAGGGCTGGATGTAGCGCCACGTCAGCGAGGACTCTGGCCCACCAGTCGAGTCAATGCGGAAGTACGCGGCAGAGATCTGCGTTTGCCATGACGTCGCGCTGACCTGTACCTGCGTGTTGGGCTGCGTCGTCGTAGGCGGTTGCCAGTAGCGATTGCCAATTGGCGAACTCGACGCCACATAGTTCATCGTGTCGTAGCCGTACAACGGCCACGTGCTCGAGACTGTGAGGTCGTACGCAACGCCATTGACCTGCGTGTGCTGCGTACCTGTCAGCACCTCGCCAGCAGACAAGGTCGAGAAGGTATCGTCTGTGTAGCTGCGAGCGTGGAAGTGCAGCGTGCCTGGCAAGTAGCGCAGCGGGTTGTATGTGAACGCGCCGCTTGAGCGACCAAGGTCTACCGTGTTGCTGAAGAACGTGTCGCCACCCACAAGGATGGGATCGTCATTAGCATCCGTAGTCGGCGCACCGCCTGGAATCTTGGTCGGGCGGTACTCGAACACATAGGCATCACTCAGTCCGTTGCCAGCATTCGCCGGCGCCATGACGTAGCCGAACGAGAACATCTCGGCGTCAAACGGCTGGTAGTCCGTTGTGTTGCTCGATCCAAACAACTGGATCTGCTGCTGCGATGTGTCAGGGTTCGTGCTCTCGTCGAAGTCTTGACTCTTGACCAAGCGCGTGCCGATGAACACACCGCCAACCATTGCCCTATCAGTTGGGAATGTGGGGGCTGTTCCACCCAGCACTGTCCGCAACTGAATCTTGAAGATGAACGTACCGCCGCCAACAGGCTCGGAGCAGTCATACACGAGGTACTGCTTGCCGTTGTACGCAGACGCCGTCGCGTCGGCTGAGTCGTAGTAGTCAGCGAACTCAAAGATGCAGCCTTCGGCCTCGGCATCATGCACAGGCCAATACAGCGGCGTAGGCGGCGAGCCGCTTGTTGTGTCGTAGAAGAGCTTTAGCTCACCAGCAGTACCAGTTCCAATCCATCGAGTCTCTGGCAACGAGATCAATCCTGTTGCCTTGAACCCGCGCCATGTTGACAAGGTGTGCGGGTTGGGGAGTCGGTTGGTTGTAGCGCTCGAGCCAATCGCATACTCGTCCGTCGTAAACGAGGTGAAGCAGCGATGGTCGAACTCACGCAGCGGGGTGTCGAGTGTTGGCGTGTATGGGTTGCCAGTGTCGTCAACGCCAGCGCTGCTGCGCATCTGCAACGGATCTGCGTAGTACCAGCCTGAGTACGCTGGCACGCCTGCGCCCTTCCACCAGTCGCCTTGGTCATCTTCGTTGTGCCAGTAACGCGCAACGCAGATGTCGTTCATCGGGCGAATGATGCTGCCGGTTACGGTGACCTCGCCAACTGGACCACCAGTCGATCCGATAGTTCCGATTACCTTGCCGGTCAATACCGTGCTGATAGCCAGCGTGTCCCAGAACGCATTGTTCTCGTAGATCACGAACTCCATTACACCGGCAGTACCAACAGCAGGCGGGTATGTCTCGTAGTCAATGCGCACAACGCGACCGAAGCGGTCTGCTGCACCAGTCGCCGTGAACTCTTGCCCTGGGTACAGGCCGTTGTTGATGCCGCACGTGATCGGGACGCGACGGATTCTACCGCGACTCAGATAACTGTTGCGCCAGTTGCCGCCGCCCCAGCCACCCATCTGGTCGGCAATGGGGAACGACTTACGCACGTGCAAGTAGTTGAGCTGGCCAGCCTTCACGACTGGTCCATCTGTCTCCACCCACACTTCCTTCTTCAGTCCGATGTCGTACCAGCCAATGCGGATCTTGCCATCTACGCAATCGACGAACGGGCCACCGTTGTTGGCGTCCGTGCCACGACGGAAGATCTGGTTCCGGCCATCTACGCGGCGCGGCTTCCACAGCAACTTGAACCCGAAGAACGTGCTCGATGACCACACCATCGCGCTGCCAACGTCACCGCTCAAGTAGCAGTTGCCGACGTTGTTCATGTGGTAGCGGTTGCGCCCCGAGCTGATCGGATCCCACTGCTCGAAGCTCGCGTTCTGCGACAGACGCCACAGACCTGTACGCTCAGTCGTGAAGTCAAGCTCCGCGAGCGGAGGAGGCACGCCAGCGAACTGGCCCTTGCCGTTGACCACGAGGACGGGCTTGTAGCCGTTAGTCGCGAACAACTGACTGCCGTACTCAGCAAAGCTGTACGCCTTGCTTTGGTTGCCCATCTCGTGGAACACGGACACGAATGGGTGGCTGATGATCGCGCCCGAGAAGAACGACACTTGGTCGTACACGCAGTGCCCGATGCCGCCCTCTACGCCAATGCCATTGAAGACCTGCGCGATGCCAGGCTGCTGGTAGCTGATCGAGTACGGATCGAAGTCTTCGTAGTCCGCCGTGAACGGCATCTTCGAGATTGCCACGTTCGCAAGACGGCCATCGAGGCTGTGCATCCAGCCGGCGTAGCGCGGCGGCACAAGGCGCGATTGAGTACCAAAGTTGTTCTCACGCGCTGCATAGCCATCACGCAGACAGCCAAGCACCAGCTTGTTGGAAGTCGAGCTAGGCTTGACGTAGTCCAACTGTCCAGTCGCAGACGAGATGTCTAGGTACAGCCAACGGTCGTCACCAGCAGAAACCGCACCAAGCTGGACATGCGACGTCGCGACATCCACCTTCTTGCCATTGACGTAGCAGCGAGCCACTCGCCACCACGTGCCGTTGTCCACTGACGGCAGCACAAAACGCACATGGTGCCACTCATCAGCCGACACACGCACGGTTGACGTTGCGGTGTACAGACCCTTCTCTGGGTACAGACTCTGCGTGGCTGCACCGTCGTCGTACTGGGCTGCGCTGCCCAACGCAAGCTGCGGGTAGCCATTGACGTAGCGTAGCTGGAAGTTGGTCTTGTGCCCTGGCAGGAACACTACGTACCCAGTGCCGGCAGCAGGCCCAGTGTTGCTGATGCCTGCACTGCTGAACCACGAGTACACATTGACAACAAGCGTCGTAGCCGTAGCTGTTACGACCTGCGACACTTGGCCAACAAACGAACCGGCTTGGATGTAGACACCAGGCACGATCTTGCTGAACTCGGACGAAGCGCCTGGGCCAGCGTAGTTGACGTGCGAAAGAGATGTCTTGCCGTACGTCAGGTCAGCAGCCGAACCTGTGCCAGACACGATTGGGCGTTGAGCGCGTACACCTTCGTACGACGACGGATCACCCAGCCATGCAACGCCTTGCACCTCGTTGATCTGGTTGAGCTTGCCCCACCAGTCAAAGACATACGCATAGGCGTCGTTCGTGTCAGCTTCAAGCGCGAGACCACCGCGCCCCGTAGCCATGTTCGTGAACTCGACACGGTCTTGCTGCTCGCCCACGCGCACGCGACCGAACAAGTCCTTGGCGCGGAACTCTAGGCTGCTAGTCAGGTGCGACGTCGGGCCATCATCGCGCCAACGGTCATCGGCCTCGTACAGGCTTCCGCGCACACCCGCGTAGATCTTGTCGTTGAACCCATGCAACCCAAGGATGCCGTCGTCTTGGTAGCGACGCTCGGTTGCCAGACCACGAGTCCACGAGGGGAACAGCTCTTCGCCGCTGATCGAGCTGAGAGGCGAGTAGATACGCAGCTTCCACTGCCCACCAAACGAGGTCTCGTTGTCGTACAGCGCCTGCGTCATAATGACGTCATTGACCGTACGGATCGCGGGGTCATAGCCCTCGCCCTTGCCCAAGTACAACCGCTGGTTGTCCGTCAACGGTGTGGCGAACGACAAGTAGCCAAACAGCTTCGTGATGTACGCAGTGGCGTTGTCGCGGCTGTTGCCAGCGTAGGCGGTGCCTAGCTGCAAGGACTGCGCGTTCGCTGCAACCGACTCGATGAAGTACAGCTCCCGAGTAGGAGTGCCAATCGTCTCCTCGACGGTGAGCTTCTTGACGTCGCCTTCGATCTCGAGGTAGCCGTTGAGGATCGCTCGCGAGTTCTCTGCCGGCGTGCTGGAGTACAACGTTGCCGTGCTAGCTGTGGTGACCTGACGCTTGCCGCGAACGACGTTGCACGCCGTCACGCCTTCGCCCAAAGGCTGGCGCAGATCATCCTTCACCAGCTCGCGAGGCGGCAAACAGTTCTGCCCCTCGAGCTTGCCATTACGTCCGTACAGTTGACGGCCAGAGCTTGAAGGCAGAGCGCCACCAGGCGAAGTGCCGAACCAGCGGATCTCATCGACCAGCATGCGTGCGCTGATCTCGTGAATGCCGAGAGCGCGTGCATCGTCTCGATTGGCCTTGCAGTTCCACCGACCGCCAATGGTCAGCACTGACCGCATCAATTGCTTGCGCGGGATGCGGATGGTCTCCTGCGAATAGTAGTTCGTGGCAGAGCTATAGCCAGGCGAATAGATCTGGCTGTAGTAGGTGAACTCGCCGTTAGGGATATCGCCGACCTCTGGCTTGAAAGACTCCTTGTCCTTCAGCGCGATGTACACATCGTACTCGTCAGCGAAGCTATCAGTGTACGAAGCAGGCACGATGCCAACCTGTAGCGTAACACGCTTGCCGACCCACGGCTGGCCTTCTCCGTAGCGCGATGTCTTCTGCGATGTAGCTCCGTCGATATACCAAGGCGCGACGGACAGGTGCTGTACGGGCTTCTTATCGTCGTTGTCGTCATCAATGCCGACTTCGACGTGGAACGCTTGAGCTTCTTGGAAGAACGTGGGGATCGACTGCGCCGCGTACGCATAGAAGCCACGGTGCCCGAGCGTCAGCAGCGGACGCGGCATCGAAGAACGGTCGAGGCCATCCTCCTTGTACTCCCACGTGACGAGGTCTGGAACGCCAGCAGGGCGCGATCCATTGCCTAGAACGCTGTTAGGTCCAATCCAAGGCTCGGACGTGTACAAGCCATAGAAGGCTTCTGTTGGGACGAACGTGATCTCAAAGCCAAAGCCACGGTGATCGTCGCGAAGCATGTTGAGCAGCTCGCGCTGGAACACGCTGTTCTCTGACAGGTCCAAGGTCAGAGCTTCGCCTTCGCCAGACAAGAACATCATGTTCTCGCCGCGACCGCCGCCCTTGCTGATGACATTGCCTAGGGGCGCAAGGAAACCATTGCGCGGCCCACCAATGATCTTCTCCTCGAGCGTGCCGCCTTCGCTGTCGCTGCAAGGCCAGTACGCGACCAGCTCATTGATGTCCGGCTCTGTGACATCACGCAGGTCGAGGGACATGCCAAGGCTCATGCGACGACGCGATACAGGCACGGTCACCTGCGTCACGCCGTTGATGGTCTCGGTCGACGTGTAGTCTCGCGGCGACTTCCAGAACTTAACCTGACCAATCTCGATGCTGCGCTGGTTCCAGCGGAACGCTTGGATCAACGCAGGGAAGTCAGTCACGCCGCCATCGAATACGCTAGTCCAGTTGCTTGGAAAGTTCGAGGCAATCGTGCCGCCAAGCACATTGAAGCCTGCGTTGGGCGCAATCTCGTAGTTGAGGATGGTCAGTACTGCGCCACGCAGATCCGCGTCTTCTGCTGTATAAGCTAGCCGGTATCCACGTAGCGCCTCTTCGTTGAAAGCGCCAATGCCGGTAGAAGCTCCAAGTCCTTCCCAGTTCAGATAGCGTCCAGCGACTTCTACAGCGCCAAGCGTTGCAGCCGGATACACACCAGCCGGATCATAGTTTCCAGGGCCACTTGCCGCGTTGCCGACAAGGTGCGACACCTTGATGAAGCCACGGTCTAGGGTGCTATGCGATGTGTTGAGCGGGATGTAGTTCGGCCCATACAACCCAAGCACTGTGCTGACTGTGCGGTCAGCCATCGAGTAGCCGCCGGCTCGCATCGGCGCACAGTCCGCTCCAAACGGAACGAAGCCTGCTCGGTCCCAAGGCGTGAAGCGCTGACCAAGGCCAAGGAAGATCGGATCCTTGCCGCTGTAGCGAATACCGTAGCGGCACAGGTAGCGCAGCGAATCGTGTGCGCTTGCCGACTCGGTTGCAGCAACGTTGCCAATCGGCCCCTTCAGGATCTCTAGGCCAACACGAGCCGATGATCCACCATCGAAGAAGCTGTGCGTGCTGAAGGCGCCATGCTCTTCCTGCACGTGCACTTGGAAGTAGCCGTTGCCAGCAAAGGTCGGCAGCACTGCGACGCCTTGAGTTGTGCCAGGCGACCCAGAGTCCAACTGCAACTTGACGGCGACGTGGTACGTCTTGCCTGTCTCGACGTAGCGATGGATGACAATGGCGCGATACGCCTGCGTGCTGTACTTGCCTGCTACAGTCGGGTTTCCGTTGTCCAGCGAATAGCGCATATTCGTTGGCAAGTGGTGACCCCAGCCGGCGCTGTCGTACCACATGAACACGAGCGCGTAGTTCGTCGGACGCGGTTGCGGCGCAAGCTCTAGCCCCGCACCTGTTCCGATGTTCACGATGCCCAAGGCCCATGACATCGGTGACGTACGATCACCCCCCTTCTGAATGATCATGAAGCATTCGTCGAGCGCTTCGTCGAAGCCGTTGGGCGGCTTGATCGTGATCGCAGGAGCAGCAATGCTTTCTAGCGTCTCTTCGTCTTTGCCGCCTTCTTCTTCCGTACCACCAGGGTCGGTCTGGGTGTCGTTGTTGGACGGGTTGCTGCCAGTTGCCGGCGCTTCAAAGAACCGCTCCTCCTGCGGCACACGGAAGCTGACGTTGAACTCAAAGCTCTTACCGCGACGATTGTGGTAGGTGCGGTTGTACGGATCGGAAGAAGCAAGGATCGACTCGTACGCAAAGTCCCCGCCGATGTCCGTAGCTTCGTTGTAGGGGATGTACGCATACCCCTGCATCGGAACTTCAACGGGAGTGGTGTCCTGCGCTACACGCCAAGCCAGAGGCTGCGACATCACAGCCATCGGGTTCTTGCTGCTCTTGCAGAGAATCGACGAGGCCGGCGCAGTCTGGTTGTTGAACTTGATGGACCCTTGGGCGGTATCCACCGAACCGCGATCAAACTCTACGTTGAGGCAATCAGGTGTCTGATTGTCGCCAACGAGCGCTTGGTTTAGATAGTCATTGACGCCGCCAGAAAGATCTAGCTGGCGTACAATCCGATAGTCTTCGCGGTCGGGTGCGTCAGCCACATCAGTTCTCTAGCAGGCTCCAGATCAGTGTGCATTCGATAGAAGCGTCGCTGCGTTGAAGAGCGAAGCCACCATGGATCAACAGGCCGTTGCCAAAGTTGTACGTCTCACCAGCAGCCGAGGCATCCATTGAAGGAACCAAATCAACGCTTCCATCAAACGACTTGATGCTCACCGTGTGCGCTCCGCCAGTCTTATGGATGTGCAACGAGTGAATGACTGCGTACTTGTTGCTTCCGTCCAAGAACGCGGCTTTGTTTGCCACGTTGCGTGTAGCAGTGCGCGTGTCTGCGTAAGTGTACAAGGCTCCCGCAGTATCACGCTCGCCCATGACCTTGTTAGTCGGGTAGATCAGGTTTGTTGCCTCGGTATTGTTCCAGTGCATTACACGAGTACAAGCGGCTGCGCGAAAGCTAGTCATCAGTACCACCAGTAGTTGATGCGATCAGGGTCGAACGGTCCGCGATTGTGCAAGGTTCGCTTATACACCGACGGCCCACGCGCATCTCGTGGCCCACCAGCGTACGTCATGAACTTTGATCCTTCCTCGGCAAGCTCAGGCTGGATAGCCCTCATGCCAGGGATGTTATTCTTCTTCTGCAAGCACGCCTGCGCGGTGCGGAGCACCAGGTAGCGGCAGTGCTGGTCAGGCAGCATGACCATCGTCTCGACCGTGTCATCTGCTGCAAGGGCGTTGGTGAACGCGGAATCGAACGTCAGCTCGTGCTGCCGAGCGCCGGACACCAAGGCTGTCGCCGTGCTGTAGATGCAGCGCCGCACGTCACCGAAGTGCGTAGCGTTGATGTTCGAGGTGCTGGTGACCTGCCAGTCGCTGTTGATGTACGCGCCCTCTTCCGGCTCTACCTCGCCGTAGATCGGCGCCGGCAGGTACAGGATGGTCGTGGTCGCAGACACCGTAGCGATGCGCCCCTTGAACATCTTAGGCGGACGGACAGCGACACGCAGGATCAAGTCCTGAGCGGTGCTCTGGTTCCACAACCGAAGGGTGTTGTTGCCCTCCCACGACCAGTGCGATAGACGGTCGTTGGCCACCCACTTCGGGATCTCCATCCCTTGGCGCACACTACCCAGCGGCGACCACTTGTACGGGCTGAAGGTCGGTGTCGATGCCGGATCCGAATCGCGGCGATACACGCGGCAGCACGCCATGACCCAAGTCGGCAGGCGGTACTCCCACACATTGGTCATCAGTTGGGTCGCTGATGCACCATCCACACACATGGTGAAGTTGGAGTACTCCTTGTTCGCCTCCACCATCGTGCGATACAGGCCGCGCAGTTGGCGGTCACCGTGTCGCACGATGGAGGCAATGGGGTACTTTGCTGCGCTCGGATCATCGAGCACATCCTGAACCTCGGCGATGAATTGGCTGACGTTCACAGTACCCCCCTAGTGTTGTAGCGAGAAAGGCTACTGCGCGTCAACCTTGCTTGTCGCGTATGTGCGCTTCAAGCCGGTCGCATGCTCTGCCTTCTCGTGGGCCACACGCCACGCACGCTCCGCAGCCTCAGACTTCTGCTTGGCTTTGATGCGGTCGTTGTGGTGATCCACCTCATCTGAGACCTGTTGCAGGTTCTTGCCCTGCTTCGTCAGGTCACACGCCTGCACCCGCGCAAGGAGGGTCTCTTTGTGGAACGAGCCGAGGAACTCCCCGTTGTCGCCCTCCCAATAGAAGACCGTATCCCATTCGCCGGTGTTGAATGAATATCGCACGACCCGCCAACGCCCAGGCTGCTCGTCGTTGTGCCTACGCACAGGCGACCACCAGATGGACAGGCAAGGATCGTAGTCCCTGAGTGCGCGGCGAGCACGCTCGAGGGAGGCCACAGGCGCCCAGACGGGATCCTGCGGCCTCCACCGAATGGTGCGCCGAGCTACTTCAGACTGTAGTTCGACGCGCTTTCTCACGTGTTGTCTACTGCGGCGTTTGTCCAGAACCAACGCCAGGTCGGCGTAGCTCCAGCGGCGACCGTATAACCGTTGCTCAAGACAACGGCCAAGCCTTCACGGGCAAGACGATTGGGAGTCCAGCCGTAAGGGTTGTTGACAGTGAATGCAACGTCGGCCTGCGTCGTTTGGCCAGCGCCACCGACAACCGTCTTGCATACGTTGATCGCCCAGTTGGCAGGCGCAGTCCACGCACCAACACTTAGCAACTGACAGCCGCCAAGCACTTGGGACGTAGCAACCTTGAAAGGCAACGGACGAACCCATACGGTGTTTGACGTTGCCGTCTCTACCGTAAAGTTAGTACCACAGTCGAGCGTCGGGGTGCCGGCGTTCGCATCGGTACGGGTTACGGTGATTGACTTGATTGCGCTGAATACACGCCAGCAACGGTGAACCGTCAGTGTCGTGGATGTCTTGCCGCCAACTTCTTGGATCGGATCACCAAAGTGGTCCCATCCTTCGATTACGTAGTTAAACGTCGTCGTTGCCACGCTAACGGTGAAGCACGGATTGAAAGGAGTAACGGCAGTAAATCTGCCGACAACCTGCAAACCGTTACCGTTCAAGGTAGCCGCAGTAGCGATGGTCATTGTCTGTTGCACACCAGCCGACGCACTGAGCGTCAACTGGGTTGCACATCCAGCCGCTACCTCAGAAGGCAGTTGCTGGATTTGACCATTCAGCACATCGTACTTGTAGCGCCCACTCAGGCCACTGTTCTTGGTAAGAACTGATGCCATAGAAGTACGCCTCCTTTCAGGATGCCAGTTCGGTCAGAACTGCACCCGTGCGGTTGCGGACTTCCACGATCATGTTGTCTTCCCACGTCCAGCCACGCCAGTACTTGTCGAGGTCTTGGAGACGCTCCCACGTCGTGACGTCACCGCCAACCAACGGCTGGAGCGGCGAAGTCTCGAGGATGTGGAACTGGTCCATGGCCATGAAGTACACGCGGTTCTGGTAGCAGAAGCGATCCTTCACCCAGCCAATGCCGTTGAAGGTCAGCGTCTTGTGGCCACCGGCCAACTCGAGCGTGTTGTTGTAACGCTTGTCCGGCGTCAGCAACTTGACGTACGAGTTGTAGGTCGGGAACGACGAGAGCAGCAACTCCACATTGGCGTTGTTGATTTCTTCGGCGTCCGAGATGGCCTGCTGCATCAGCTCTTCAGTCAGCGGACGGTTACCCGCGCCACCGTTGTCGAGCACGATTGCCTTGTTGAAGTCTTGCGTCGAGGCAATGCCTTGGAAGAACGTGGTCGAGGTAACCACGTCGCTTTCCGCAGCCGACTGTTGCGAGCCGCTACCGACCATACCGTTCAACGTACCCGTGTCCGAGAACACGCCGCCAATACCCATCATTTCACGGCGGTAAGCCGTGTCGCGGATGGGTTGAGCAGCGGTCGGAGTTGCGGTCGAAGAAGCGCGCACAATCCAATCGCCAACTGCGGAGCTGGCAGTGAACGTAATCGCGCTACCAGTCGTGCTATTAGCGGTGATGGTTACATCCGATCCGCTAACAGCCACTTGGTCTACAACGATCACATAGTTGCTGGCATCCCAAGCAGAGGCAACGCCAGCGTTATTGAACTTGGCCAGACGCATACCGCTCTCGATGTACTTGTCGAGCGTACCGGCGGCGCGAGTGGTCGCAGCGCCTTCAATCGACGAGTTCACCTTAAGGGTCAGCGTGGTGGTGGAACCAGCCGTCTTGACTTCAGCAATACGACCCGAACCGTCATTGTGGACCTGACGAGAGCGGTCGATCATGATGTCGTCAATGATGCCTTCCATCTCGATCTGCATCGCTTCGGCATAGGCACCACCGTTGGTCTTACCGTGACGGATGGTGTCGCCGTCCAAAGCGATACGAGCCATACCCTTACGGGTGATGGTCGAGTAGGTAGCAGCATTCTGCGAACCAGGGTCAGGGATCAAGCCACCGTAGCCCACGTTGTTGAGGCCGGTCGAGCGGCCATAACGCACGGGGAATACGATGAAACGGCCCGAGACCGCTTGGGTCGGACGCTTGTCGATCATGCTCAAGAGCACGTTCGAGTTGTTGCGAGCGTCCGGCAGGAGTTGAAGGAAGTAGTTAGTTAGGAGATGGTCGTAATACGCTTGTCCTGATGCGTACTTTACGCCGTTGTCGGCTGTCACAGACATGGATCAGTCCTTAGTTTGGTTGTGAGCTACTGCACACCGTTCTTTAGCTGGCTCACGAAGTTCTTAAAGCCTGAGCGCCACTGTCCACTCTGCAGCTCCTTGGCGGAAGGCTTCTGAGGAGCGTTGCTAGTGAGGCCAGGGGTGCCGGCTGTAGGCGGGATACCAGCTAGTTGGGATGTGTTTGCAGCCCGTTGGTCACGTTGCGAAGACATGAAGTCGGAAAGCATGTCGGCTTGCATCGCGTGCAGCTCGGCAGCAACCTCCTCCAGCGGCTTATTGGGGTTAGCCATTTGGTAAGCCGCGACCACAACCTCCGCTTGTTCCCGTGCCTTCGCGTTGCCTTGGTATAGCGGCATTGCTCCAACCACGGACTTGATGCGATCCATGTGCGACTTGGTGGTCAACTCGTCGCGGAACTTTGTGAGATCCGCGAGCTGGCTCTGGATTCGCATGAGATCTGATCTGGTCTGCTTGGTGACAGGATCCAGATCGGAGTCATCGAAACTTGCATCGGTTTGTCCAGCCCCGATCGGGCGCCCGTGCAGTTGAGACGCACGTCTCTGTACTTCTGCAAGAGCTGCTTCGGGGTTGGTTCTCATCAGAGTCTCCATCTGCTGGGCGAACTCGATAGCGCCGGCATGCTGCTGCTTCAGCGAGTTCGCTTCCTGCAAACGTTTCTCTGCGGCAGATGCCATCTGTGCGCTGCGGCGCAAGTCGGCAACTGTCGTGTCCATTTCGCGGCCATCCACCTTCAAGCGGACGACTGCATTGTCTTGTGCGTAGTTGATCGGAGCTGCGGGTTGTTGCGGTTGTTCGCTCACGGGATCACCTCATATCCGGCTGCGGCTGCACGAGCGTTGGCTTCGCTGCGGCCTTGGTTCTGAACGGGGGACGCAAGTTCATTGGCACGTGTCTCGCCTTCGATCTGGGCACGCTTGGTGTCGCGAGGGCGACGCCACAGCCAACGAGGCTCAACCGTGAACGAACCAGGCTTGCCGGCGACCATAGATACCGGCAGGGTCGTACGCTGACCGTAGTAGCGCAAGCAGACTTGGCACACGACGTCTTCGTACCACGGAGCTTCGTGCTTCGGCTTGTAAGCCGAGTTCCACTCATTAGGCCCAACCACGCCACGATTGGGGTTGCTCTTCAGGTACACACCATGCGACGGTTGGCCTTCAGGGTGCGGAACGCGGCACTTGACGAAGAACGTGTAGATCTCGTTCTCCTTGGCCTTCTCTGCTTCAGTGCGCTCCTTGATCTCCTTGGTCGTCTTCTCGAGCAAGGACTCGACGTTGTACGCCTCGATCTCGTTCTCACCCTCAATGGGGAACAGAGGCGTTAGGCGTGCCGTGCTCTCAGCGACAGCAGCGCGGGATGACGACAGCTCCTTGAGCTGTGCGCCAATGGATGCAGCGTCAGCGTGTTCTTCACGCTTCATGCTGCGGGGTTTGATGGGGTTTGTTTCGGTCATAACTTAGAAAGTAGGTTGGGACGCTTGGCCTTTTTGGCCTGGGGTGCCTTTGACTGCTTCAGCCATTTGCATGGCTTGCATCTGGGCTTGCTGGATGAACATCTGATGCTTCTTCCAGTGGTCGGTGATGAGCGCCTGCGTCTGTACAGAGAGTCGCTTGAACTCTGGCGTGTACATGTAGGCGATGAGCACGGCGGATTCCTTGACGTGGTCTTCCCATTCCATGACGGGATAGCCTTCGTCGCCGTACTTCAGCGGATCCTTGATCATCTCTTGGATCTCGCGTTCTTGGTTACGCTCGGCTTGTAGTGTGCGCTTGATGAACTCGTCGCTCGTGTTGTAGTGCAAGCCCTTCAAGATCAACGCTCGTGTCTGATCGTCGAACTGTGGGTTGAACGCACCAGCCTGCAAGGCGTCGAGCATCTCTTCGCGGCCAGAGGCCACGGTGTCTGCAACCGACGGATTGCCAACGATAACAAAGTCGTTGAGCAGATCAGCGCCGCTGAACTCCTGCACAACCCACTCGTTGTCTTCGCCGAGGTAGCGCATCAAACGCTTCTCGCCGTAGTACAGCTTGCCGAGCGCAAGCGAGATCTTGCCGGCGTCGCGAACGGTACGCAGCGTGGACTTGCCTGGAACGGTTAGCGTGATGAAGCGCTCTTCGTTGATGGCACGCACTGCGCTGCCGGAACGGAGCTGGCCAGGCAGTCCTTCGGCGTTGATCTCGGATTGCGCAGCGGCCTTGTTGAGGTCGGCTTCGCACGTGTCCATGAACCGCGCAACATCCGGCGGGATCTGCGGCGGCGGACCATGCTGCACCTTGAACGAGGACACCTCGTTGACTTGGTAGATGCGACCACCGCCAACAGGCATGTTGTTCGTGTCGATGCCGGACTGATCGCCAACGTAGGTGTTGGGCAGACCGAACGTCTCCATGAACTGCATCATCACCGTGCGCGATGCGTTCAAGTAGTACTGCGGTCCAATCAAGTCTTCGACGAGCGACGCGCCCCAGAACCGGCCCATGTGAGGGCACCAGTCGTCCTTGACGTAGGGGATGTGCGCCCAGCCTGTACGATCAGCAGCGTAGGGGTTGTCGAGACCACCGGCGCGATTCAGGTTGAGGATGCGGCCACCGGCGTACACAACGCGCATACCCTTGGGGTATTGCTTGCTGGGGCGCTGCCAAAGCTCAACGTACTGCGTGCGCTTGCCGCGCTTGTCTTCCGGCTGTGCCCAGTCAACGAGCGACAGACCAGACCCGTTCGACATGAACGCGATGGCTTCTTCGTAGTTGCGCAGACCAGCGTCTGCTTCCATCGGCTGGATGTCTTTGGGGTCGATATCGAATCTCTCCGCGATACGGTCGATGTCGACGTAGTGCTTCTCTGCGAACCACTGACATCCCATCATCTGCGCGTCGCGGCTGCTGCTATCCTGGAACGCGGCAAACGGCGACAGGACGCTAAAGCTGATATCGCCTGATGCATAGTCCTCGAATAGACCTGCTTGGTCTTTCTCTGTGCGCATAGCCTTCGTGAGCATCTGCTCAGGAATCACGCGCTTGGTTTGAGCATCGCTGAGATAGAAACGATCCGGCTCGCCCTTGAAAGGATCCCATTGGACCTTAAGGAACGAAGTGCCGCACACGGCCTTCCACAACGTGGCCATCGTGAGATGCCACTCGAAGTCCGTCACTTCGCGGATGTGGTCAAAGACCTTCTCCGATAGCTGCGCTAGTTCGCGGTCGCGGCTAGTGCCGGTGGGCGGACGAACGCGGAACTTCGCATTGACCGCGAGCACTTTCGCGCAGGCAGCGAGCGTGCGTGAGCGGATGAGGTTGATCTTGTACTGGATCGCTTCGTCGGGGTTATCGAGCGCAGCGTCGTAGAGCTTGCCCTGCTCGAAGAAGAAGCGTTGCTTTCCTGACCAGAAGGCGACGTTGGAGATCCACGACTCTTCGAGTGCGAGTCTTTCAAGACGTGATTCATGCAGACCGACACGCTTGTCGATCATCTGAATCAAGTCACCTTCGTTGGTATTGATCATCCCGCTCCTGCTGGGCGACGTGCCATGTATGCTCGCGCAATCGGCTCAGTCGAGACCTTCTCTCGATCTGTGATCTCCATAGCTCCAGCAACCGAAGCGGCTTGTGGCTTCTCTGAGAGCGCGAGCATCGCTTTCATAAGGTCGCGATTCTGCTCTGCCAAGCGTAGGTTTACGCGCACAAGTGACCAGCACACTGCCACAATAGGCAATGCGCACATCAGCGCGGTCATCACCAACACTCCGAACTCCCAGCCATTCAACATGTCAGTTGCCATTGAAGAGACGCCTTTTCGGTCGTGGCGCAGATTGACGTTGGTCGTACCGCGCCCAGTAGCGTTCTGATTCCGTCTTAGGCATTGCTGGCTCAGGACGCAATAGGCCACGTGTCCATGACTGATCACGGACAGCGAGTGCAATGCCATATGCAATTACCATGTCATCGTGACCGCGAGACTCCATCTCGCCCTTGCCGTTCCAGCGCTGATCGCGCAATTCGTACAGCAATTCCTCGTCATAGATGACACAGTTGTCATCGAACGCACGCTTGATGCGGTCGATGAGAAGAGGCTTGGTTGTGCTGTTTGTGTGCCAGCCAAGCACCTCGGAAACTTGTTTGGAAATCGTGTCTTGGCGCTGGCGCTTGTAGATCTTCTTGTAGCCCTTGTTGATGGCTTCCATGCAAGCGGTGTAGCCGTGGGCTGAAGGATAGGTCTCGAACGCGAGCAGCGCTTCGTTGTAGTACCACGACAACCAGGCGCACTTCGGCCCCCACACGTGCGGGTCATCGCGCTCTTTCCAGCGTGCGACCATCTCGCAGGTTTCGCCTTCGATCACAACTGCAACGGCAAAGTCACCTCGAGCAAGTCCGCCGGCGGTGTCGGACGCGCACACATACTTGCGGCCCTCTTCAGGATCTTTCCAGATCTGAAGTCCCCCGCGTGCGTAAGGCTCGAACTTGAAGTTCATTGAGATTCCACTCTC